GGCAGCATACGTCTGTCACACGGTTCAGAAATCATTTCAGCAATTCAAGTGCGTCAGGAAATCGTTGTATTTACTGATTCATCTATTTATTCATTGCAATACTTGGGTCCTCCAGCGGTATGGGGATCTACGTTATTGGGCGATAACATATCCATCATTGGTCCTAATGCTGTGGCTGTGGCATCAGGCGTTACCTATTGGATGGGTAAAGACAAATTCTATAAATACGATGGCCGTGTAAATACATTGCGTTGCGACCTACGTCAATACATTTTTAGTGATATTAACTTAAGCCAAAACTACCAAGTATTTGCTGGAACCAATGAAGGATTTAATGAGATTTGGTGGTTCTATTGCTCAAACAACTCAACAACTGTAGATAAGTACGTTATTTATAACTACTTGGAAGACATTTGGTACTACGGAACAATGGAGCGAAGTGCATGGACAGACATTGGTTTGCGTGATTATCCCGTGGCTGCTACGTATGACAATACTTTGGTTTATCACGAGAACGGCACTGATGACAATACAACTGGCACAGCTACAGCAATCAGTTCGTTCATCACATCATCACAATTTGACATTGATGACGGCCATAACTTTGGGTTTATCTGGCGTATGATTCCTGACTTAACATTCCGTGGGTCAACTTCTGGTAATGGATACCCAACGCCACAAGTAACAATGACGCTAACTCCGCTACAGAACTCTGGTTCAGGACCAAACTCACCTCAGTCAGTAGGCGGTACAGGAAGCTCCGCACCAGTAACAAGAATTACACAGATCCCAGTAGAAGAGTTCACTGGTCAGGTGTATATCCGTGTTCGTGGCCGACAAATTGAGATGAAGATAGAGTCAGATAGACTTGGAACCCAGTGGCAATTAGGCGCACCAAGAATAGATATCAAGCCGGACGGCAGACGCTAGGTTTCCAATCTTTTTAAATGTCTGTATAATAACTTCTAGACATGGGGGTTATTATGAAATTAGTTGATAGAACTGGTCAGCGTTTCGGCAAGCTAACTGTAATTGAGCAAGCTGGTCGCAATGAATTAAAAAAAGTATTATGGAAATGTCGTTGTGATTGTGGGAATGAAGTAAATGTTGTTGCTGGAAGTTTAGTGACTGGAAATACAACAACATGTGGATGTGTACCAAAAAATTTTAAACATGGCGGATGGAATAAATCCTCTTATAACACGTGGCGGGCAATGATTAGACGATGTACAAACTCCCAAGATAAAGACTATAAGCATTACGGTGCTAAAGGAGTTATTGTTTGCCAAGAGTGGATGGATTACGCTACGTTTGCCAAAGACATGGGTGAACCTGTTGGAGATGAAACATTGGATCGTATAAACGTTTACGGTAATTATGAACCATCAAATTGCCGTTGGGCTGGTTTAACCAGTCAGGCTCGGAATGTTAGAGTGCGGGAAAACAGCGAAACTGGAGTAACTGGAGTTGTTATGTATAAAAATAAATACTACGCAACTATTACTGTAAAAAAGAAAAAACATTATTCAAAAGTATTTAACACTATTGAAGAAGCAGCAATAGCACGCAAAGAGTTAGAGCGTGTTCATTGGGAGAGTAGATAATGTCAATTAATCCTACAAAAGCTCCCAATCTTCCGTTAGCAACAAAAGAATATTTACCTGCTTATCAGGATCAGCTATTAAATATTATTCGTTTGTACTTTCATCAGATTGATAACTTCACACAAAACTCAATTATTCCTGAATCTGGTGTAACCGCTAACAGACCGATAGCAAATTTGTTGATTGGTCAGGTTTATTTTGATACCACATTAGGTTATCCTATATGGTGGAGCGGTACTGATTGGGTAGACTCAACGGGCGCACCAGCATAAAAATTGTGATCCAACACAAACATGGAGGAAAAAATGGACTTTTTGGAACTATTTAACCGAGTAGCAAAGATTGTTCGCCCGTCCCATTCAGTGGACATTACAGTAAAAAGTCTTGATGAACCACTAAAAAACACTGGTTTAGATAGTATGGACGGCCTGATGATTGGCATATTCCTAGCGGATGCGTATGGCGTACCAGAGGAAATTGCCAAGGAAATGAAACCTGCCACAGCTGGAGAGTTTCAAGAGTTCCTAGAAAAACATAAGACAAAGACACCAGAATCTATAGAGCAAGCTATCAAAGAGGTTAACTGGTGATTTATCTAACGGAAACCAGAACAGCTTGTACAGATAAAACAGAACTCATAGACGAGATTCTGCACCCACAAAAGGTTCATTGGTTCCCAGATACCTACGCCCGTAAAGATACGGGGATGATTTATGCACCCCATAAGCTAGCAGAAAAGGTACTTGATGCGGAAGTATTGGCAAGATTACGTGAGAATCCAGCCAAAACAGCGTTCATTTTGGCCTCTGGAAACAGTCATTTTGCTGGCATAGAACCACGGGAAATGAAGAAAAGTAGGCTAACTTATACCTTTAAGTTCCTACCTTTAGCTCTAACTCAGGTCTACGCTGGTAGAACTGCGGCTGCTTGTGGTGCAAAAGACATGGTAATTACAGATGCTTCTGCCTGTGCTTCTAGCCTAAAAGTCATGATGGATGTCATCAATCTTGTAAACGTTTACAGTTTTGAGCGAGTCATTGTCCTTGCCGTAGAGGATGCCGTCACTAACTCAGTGCTTGGATTCTTCGGTGATGCCGGTGCTTGCTTGACGGAAAAGGAACAGGAATCTGGGGTTATCCCTAGTGCTTTTGACGGTAAAAACTACGGATTCCATGTCGGTCAAGGTGCTGCTTTTGCTGTATTTGAGACAGAAAAGTCCATGATGTTTAAGCCAAAAGCCCAGTTACTAGGGGCTTATACGGCAGCAGAAGACTTTACCAACGCCATCGGTCAGCGAGAGGACGGACAGGGTTTTGCCAAGGCTATGCAAGGTGCTATGGATGTGGCTAAAGTAAAGCCAGAAGACATTAAGATTGTCAAAACACATGGTACTGGAACCAAGTCTAACAATCAGGCAGAGAAGACAGCATTACTATCAACACTAAAAGATTTCGTAGCCACTTCCTATAAACCAACAATTGGTCATACAATGGGTGCAAGTGGCTTGCTAGAAACCATATTATTGTTAGATAATATACAAAACGGATTTGTGCCTCCAATTCAAAACCGTACAGAAAAAGACCAAGTTTTCTTAAGCGAATCAGTACCAGCTGAGAAAGGCGGTCTGGTGATGAGTCTTGCAGCGGGAATGGGTAATATCTATTCAGCAGCGATTTTTAAGGATGCACAATGTTAGTTGACAGTAAACAGCAAAAATTATCTACAGAGGAAATAATCCTCCAGGCTACTCGTGAAACGAAATCACAGTACACGCCTGATCAAGTGCTTGCCTCAGTTCTTGTTGAAGCTCAAGAAGATGATTCCATCATGATGCGTGAAGGTAATACTCTGTTTATTGTCCATAAAGGCAAAGATCGTACCGCATTCTTCCGTGCATTAAACGCAGATACCGCCAACAACTATTTAGAGAACAGTGTTGTCTTTGCCAAGGCTATGTATATGGCTGGCTTTGACGTCATGGTTACAGAGTTTGAAGATCCTACATTGCGTAACATCTTCAAATATGTAGAGAAAAACCGTAATAAAATCAATCCAGATGTAGATGGTAAAGCCACCATGGGATTTGCAACGCAAAAAACAGAGAATGGCGGATATCGGGTAACTGTTGTACTTGGCCCTAAACGCAAGGGAGAATTTAAATGAGTGCAGTAGTAGAAGCCGTTTCAAATGTAGTTAGCGATACAGTAGAGTTTGTTGGTAACGCCGTTGAAGATACGGTTAAGTTTGCAGCAGATGCTGTAGAAACGGTAGCAGAGACTGCTTCAAACGTAGTTCAGGGCGCACTAGAAGACCCACTAGGAACAATAGCAACAGTAACCACAGCAATTTATGCACCGTATTTATTGCCAGCCGTTGAAGCTGGTAAAGTGGTTTCCAATGGTGGTGATTTAGATGACGCATTAACGGCTGCTGCAATTGCTTATGCAGTTCCTCAAGTAGCAAAAGGAGTAAGCACTGAGTTTGCTAACTCTGCATTAGCTCA